GAACCGTCACCGATGGCCCTTTTCTTTTCGCCTTCGCCAGCGACGTAAGTCTTGAGCTTCAAAAATCCCACCAAATCCACGTTATCGCTATAGTGGCCGACACTTTTGGAATTGAGGCGCATCGTGGCCCTCATGTAACTTTCTGACTCTGGCGAGTCGACCATCTCGTTCTGGGCATGAGCCAGAAACACAACGTTCATCTCGCGCTCATCGGCCAAAGCGCCGATCAGGTCGCGGATTTCCCGGTGCGCTGCGCTGACCATGTTCCAACCGGCACCATACCCTCCACCGGCTGCGTTGATGCTTTTGGCCTTGCCGTCGGCAGCCACTATCTCGGCTTGGATCAACACATCAAGCTGCGTGATTGAGTCAATGACCACCGTCTTGAACTGGTGCGGCTCAACCCGCAGCGACTGAATGGCCTCTTTCACGTCGGCCACTTTCTTGGCGACCGGAAAAAGTGCCACATCCTGCCGGTGTGCTATGGCCTGGGTTCCATCCTCAACAAGGATGAACACCGGATCGGGGAACAGGCTCCCCAGTGTAGTTTTGCCCATACCGCCGTCACCTACAAAGGTGGCAATCAGCGGGCGTTTGGTCGGCGACATTAAAGCCGCGACGTTGAAGTTCATATTCCTTCTCCTTTTATCCACGGACGCGGTTTTCCGCGTTTCGCCGTTACCGGCTCGTCAGCGTGGAACAGGGGAAAATCCCCTGTTATTTTTAATTAGCAGCCCACAAAACCGTACCGGAACTGGCGTAGTAGCAGTTTTTGCCGACTTGGTAGCCAAACCCACCGTCTTGGTGTCGCGTGGCATCGTCAATATAAACGACCTCTTTCAGGATTTGTGGTCGCAAAGTCTTGGCTTTGCCGTTGTAAACTTCCAAAACCGTTGTTCCGGCGGGAATCTCAATGCTGAACGTTGCTTGTGTCATCTTTTTCTCTCCTCTCTGTAGTAGAGTATAGGGCCAGTCTTTCTTCTTGTAAAGAAAAAGTTTGGGCATTTTAACGGTTTTTTTTCAAAAAATGCCTTTTGGATTTGAGTCTGCTTTTGCCCTCAACATGACCTCGGCGTAGTCTATCGTCGCCCCAGGATCAACGCCCCGATCTTTTGCGGTAACAAAAAGCACCCGGTGAACCTTGACCACCATTCCTGCCACGCGCTGGTTTACCGAAACCTCATAGCCAAGGTCTCGGCATATCTTGGCAAGAACCTTGCGGAAATTGTGAGCTGCTCGATGCGCGTCTCCGTAATATCTTGATGCTACTTCTTGAGGGTTTATAATGATCCATTTCGCCATAGGATTATCTCTCACCATTTCGGCCTCAACGGCCAGAACCGTTGAAACCAAAAAGTCGCCATCGTTTCCGGTATCAATTGCATCGTTCCGCTTCATCTCAAAAAAATCGTGCAGGATTTTGGGAACCTGAATGCTTTTGTAGTCTCCTGACTTGATCACCGGCATAGCTGCTTCAAGATACCAACCCCAGACGCGCTTCATAATTTCAGGGTAGTCAAAAAGTTTCTCATCGATATAATCGATCAAAACCGGAAACCATCGGCGGTTTCCGCTAAAGTCTCTTAAATACTTATCTTCGTTGGAGTTGCCAATAAAAAAGGTCGAGCGCTTAAACTCAACCACTCCTTCCTTGTATTTTGGAACCCATGAGTCTACCGTCTGGGTAACAAAACTTTTGACCGACTCCACATCGGTTTTTTTCCAGATTGACATTTCCCCCAGCTCGGCAACGATCTTTCCGGCGATCATCCTCAAGGTGTCTGGAGAACCCAAGGCGTGCTGCTTATTTCCAAGGTCAATAAACAAATCCGGCGACGTCGCTAGGTATTGGCAAAACCGGCTCTTTCCGACCCCCTGCTTGCCAACCAAAATCGGAACCAGCTCAGAAGGAAAAGGTGTCCCAAGGTACGATGAGACTATGTGAACCGAAACTGATCGAAAGAACGTGTCCCAAAAAACCTCGTACATCGGTCCATCGGCCTCGTTCTGATATACAAAAAACTTCATCAACTCGCCCAAAGGATTAATCGGTGGGCAACTTTCCCGCATCGTCTCTACCCACAACCGAATTGAGTTAATTGTATTCAGTGGCCTTCGAAGTATCGTCTGAATAATATCTCGGCGCGACTGAGGCGATAGCGTTATCTTGTACATCGCCCCACGAATCCAGATGGCGTTCATTACGTCATCAATCGAGTTGTACTTTGCCGAAAAAAGAACCTTGCCAGTCGCTGCGTCAAACTTTAAAAGGTCATGAAAAGTTTCATCCAACTCAATCAACTTGATCAACATCCCGGCATCATTTCCCGGCATTTTGCCTTTGACCGAAAACTTTGTAAAAAGTTCGTTGTTTGCCTTTTCAAAAATCTCGTGCCATTCGTCGTAAGCAATGGTCTTTGACTTTGGCGGCTCGTCAAAATCAGTAAACGGCACCGATTGCCTAATCAATTCTGAATGATCCATCCCCTTTCCTTCTGGCCCGGAAAAATAAAAAGCCCTTGAAGCGTACCCCTTGCCACTAGATTTCTCCAGCTACAAAGTTGACCCGGTACGCTTCAAAGGCTCTTCTTGCTACACTGCCAGGGGTCAAACCAGCAGTTGCTTGACCCAATTATAAGCAAAGAAACGCGCAAAGTAAACGGATTTAAGCCCTTTTTCATCTTTTTTTGTAGCAGGAAACCCTTTCTGCTACACTCCTGCTACATTATCTGCTACACTTTAAATCTTTATATGGTCTATATTTATATTACTTTGTAGCATGTAGCAGAAGAAATAGAGATATAGTAACTTATTTAAAACACTGCATTCTAATAAAAGGTTGGAAAACGTCCTGCTACATGCTACGTGCTACACTTTGCCATCTTGAAACGGTCAACTCTTGCCAAAGCAAGATTCAAGAAGTAGACTTGATGCAGGGGGATCAAATGTCAAAAGACGTTAAAGACCGAATCCGAATTGAGTGCAGCGGTGCCGACTCGCTGCCACTGGATGCCATTGAGGAGTTTCAGGGAAACTTAAAGAAACGCGGAAAAAAGGAAATTGACCAGATCATGACTTCAATCCAGCGCTTTGGATTTTCTTTTCCTTTCTTTGTCTGGCGGGGAGAGGGCCACAACTATTGCCTTGACGGCCATGGAAGAATCCAGGCACTGGCTGAACTTAGGCGTAAGGGCCACGACCTGCCGTTGTTTCCGGTCGCATATATCGAAGCTAAAAGCATAGACGAAGCCAAAAACAAGCTACTCAGACTTAATAGCCAATACGGAACGATGAGCATCAAGTCAGTGCTAGAGTTTACTGAAGGCATGGAAATGGAGTGGGGCGAACTTGCATTGTCAGACGGTACGGAATTAATCTTGACAGGAAATCAAGACAATGATGACGATATGTACTCTAGGAAGATTTTGGCCCCGACCTACGAACCAAAGAACGAAAAGCCGGATATTAAATCATTGACCGATGAAACAAAAGCCCATCAACTGATAACCGATATCTCAATGGCCGACATCCCAGAGAGCGAAAAAAGATTCCTAACACAAGCGGCCATGCGACACATTGTTTTCGATTATGGCAAAATTGCCGACTACTATTCTCATTCCGGCCCTGTTGTTCAAGACATGATGGAACGCTCTGCCCTTGTGATAATCGACTTTGACAAGGCAATTGAAAACGGCTATGTGCAACTTTCACAGGAACTAGCGGAACAGTATGACTTGGACGTGTCTAATGAGGGATGACTTTGCTGCCTTTATTCTGACCCATGGAAGGCCAGATAATGTTAAGACCCTAGAAACAATAAGAAAACAGAATTACACAGGAAAGGTGTACCTGATCGTAGACGATCAAGACAAAAAGCTGGAAGAATACAAAAATAATCATGGCCACAGCGTCATCGTTTTTGACAAAGTAAAGGCAGCATCTGAAACAGACTCGGGTGATAATTTCGGAGATTTGAGGTCAGTCCTGTATGCCAGAAACGCTTGTTTCGGAATAGCAAAAGAACTGGGGTTGAAGTATTTTGTCCAGCTTGACGATGACTATTCATCATTTCAATATCGTAGAGATTTCAACGGGGATATAATAAAAGGGACAACCATAAAAAACCTCGATGCTGTCTTCGAAAGGTTTATTGAATACCTTGTAAAAAGTGGAGCAAAAAGCATCGCGATGGCTCAGGGTGGCGACTTTATGGGAGGTAGAGACAATGCAAAGTTCAAACATGGTTTTAAACCTATGCGCAAAGCCATGAACAGTTTTTTTTGCCGAGTAGATAACCCGTTTAACTTTGTCGCAAAAATGAATGACGACGTAACGACCTTTTCTATACTTGGTCAAAAGGGCGACATATTCCTAACCATACCAAACTGTGCTTTAGTTCAGACGCCAACTCAGTCCAATCTAGGTGGACTCACCGACCTATACCTGAAATACGGGACTTATGTGAAGAGCTTTTACACTGTTATGTTTTGCCCTTCCTTTACAATTATTAGGATGATGGGGCAATCGCATAGGAGGCTTCACCATGCAACATCCTGGATAAATGCTGTTCCGATGATACTTGACGAAAAAGTAAGAAAAACAAGGGAAATCTCCCATGTCAAGTAAAGCAGGGTTTGACGCATTATGAAACTTGACCTCAAGTACTGCGATGTAATCCGCAGAAGATGGACAAAATGGGCCACCGAAAACGGCCAAGAAGTCGGAACCGGAGGTTTAGAAATGATTAAGGAACAGAAAGATGCCAAACCCTGAAAACTTAAAATCTCTTGGTGATTTAACAACGACTGAACAACGGAAAATAGCTACCCTCGGTGGAATCCGTTCCGGAGAGGTGCGACGAGAAAAGGCCAAAATGTCGGCCATGTGGGCCAACTGGCTGGCTGAAGAGCATGGCATAACCATAGACGGCAAAATGCAAAAACTTTCTGGTAAAGCGCTGCTGGAACGGATCACCACCAAAATCCTCATAGAAGGGTCTCCGACCTCGGTTTCTATGATGCGGTTGATGCTTGATGCCACCGAAGGTGCCAAGTCTCGGCTCTCCGGCCCAGACGGCGACGACCTGTTTAAAGCCTTTGACTCCAAGCCAGAGGCCGAGCTGCGGGCTATTGCCGGTATTCCTGAGCTGGAACTGTGACCAAGGAAGAGATCCACGCCAGAATTAGCCTTGCTCGTCAGCACCTGGCACACTTCACCAAGCTTACCTTTCCGGCTTACGACCTGACCCGCAGCCATCAACTGTTTGCAGGTGTCCTTAATGCTTTCGCTCACGGCAAGATCCGCAAGCTAATCATCAGCCAGCCACCCCAGCACGGTAAGTCCGAGCTTTCCTCCCGCCGGTTACCGGCCTTCCTTTTAGGCAAATATCCCGATTCGCAGATTGCCATTGCAGCCTATTCCCAATCTTTTGCCCGAAAGTTTGGACGGGAGGTTCGTCGGATCATGGCCGATGACAAATACCGGCACATCTTCCCCGCCTCGCGCTTGGCCGAGCCTATAGACAAGGGCTATACCAACTCAGCCGACATAGCCGAAATTGTCGGTCACCGGGGTTCGTTGATTCTTGCCGGCCGAGGTTCTGGCCTGACTGGTATGCCGGTCGACTGGCTTTTAATGGACGATCTGTACAAAAACTCCGAAGAGGCCAACTCCCCCATAGTGCGGGCTTCTGTCATAGAATGGTACAAGACCGTCGCAGAAACCCGGCTTCACAACGACTCGCATCAGTTAATTGTGTTTACCCGCTGGCATCAAGAAGACCTAGTTGGCTGGCTTGAGTCTCAAGGCTTGGTTGATGAGTTAACCGATCGGGCGCAACTTGAGGACGCGGATCCTTCGCGCTGGCTCAAACTCAATTTTCCGGCGATCAAGGATGGCCCAGCCATTGACCTTGATCCTCGTGAACCTGGGGAAGCGCTTTGGCCCGATCGGCACTCAACAGCGCGACTTCTGGAAAAGAAAACCCAAGACACAGAGGTCTTTGACTCTCTCTATCAAGGCAACCCAAAGCCGTCCAAAGGTTTGCTCTATGAAGGTGGGTTCTTGGAATACGATAACCTTCCCGAAGTGATCAGCAGCCGGTGGGCATATGTCGACACGGCAGACGAAGGAAAGGATTACCTTTGTGCCATTTGCGCTGTTTTCGGTGCAGATAAAATCTATATCGTTGATATTCTCTACACCCAAGACGGCCAAGAGATCACCGAGCCGTTGAGCGCCGACTTGTTCAAGCGCAACCTAGTCGACACCGCGCACGTTGAATCCAACGCCGGAGGGCGAGCATTTGCCAGAGCAGTCCAAAGGCAACTTGAGGCTGATCGAAGCCAAGTCAAGGTTCGATGGTTCACCCAGACCAAAAACAAAGAGGCAAGAATCATCACCAACTCCAGCCAAGCCCGGCAATCGGTTGTATTCCCCAGAGGCTGGCGTACCCGCTGGCCCGAGTTCTCCCGGCACATCTTAGAGTTCAGAAAGGTGTTTCGTTCCAACTCGCACGACGATGCTGCCGACGCGCTGACCGGAATTATCGAAAACTCACCACTGGTTCATTCGTTCGGCTTTGTGCTATAAAGCCCAAGGAGGGCAAAATGATAGTTTCAGGATTTTGTCATTGCGAGTTTCCAGCCATTCACAAGTGCGTTAAATGCGGGGAGAAACTTTGCAACAACCACTTTCCCTCTCACGTCTGCTCAGGTGATCTATTCCCAGCAGCCAAGACGGCTAAAGTGATCAAACCCGGCAATCCTCCCCGGACAAAATAAAAGGCCTTTTGCCTTTTTCCGGCTCAGGTGGCCCCCCTGCCTGAGCCGGTTTTTTTATGTATCCTTGACAAAGCCTTGAATAGGTTAGCATTATCAACCAGAACGGGAGGGCCCCGATGATATTGTCGAGCAATGTTCTTGTTTTGCTTTCGCAGCAGTATGCCCGCGAAGTTTCCAACTCGCTGGTTTATGACCTTTTTTCCTCTTGGGCAGCCGACAACGGACTGACAGGAACCGAAAAGCTCATGAAGTCGCAGGCCAACGGCGAGCGTGATCACGCTGCCAAGGTGCTGGCTTATATTTCCGACCGCAACGCCCAGTTGATTCCTGAGTCAATAATGCTCACCACACCGCCAACCGGCTTTTTTGATTTGCTGACCAGATACCAGCAATTAGAGCGCGACACCACGGATCAGATTATGGTTCTTCACGCTGGAGCCTATCAAGCGGAAGACTATGCAACTTGCGCTTGGCTCAATCAGCCAGGCGGTCTAGTGCTTGAGCAAATAGAAGAAGAGGCGCTTGTCCAGACTATTCTTGACCGCGCGGCCATTCGCACCGGCAACGATTCTTTGACCGGCGAAGACCTGGGAGAAGCAATTCACGACCTAGATATTTTTGTTGGTAAGCGCGCATGAGTCTGCTTGATCGGTTATTCGGCAAGGCCGTCAACCCAAACGCAACTCTAAACCGCACTTGGAGCCAAGCACCGCGCTCGGAAACAACCCGGCTTCCGCAGCTCTTTCACCAGTCCCCGCGCCTTGATCCGGTAGAACTGATCGCCTCAACCATTGCAGGCGCGCCAATGGAAATCTTTGACCGCATCCAACTTAGGCGTGACCCGAAAGCAATTCCGGCAGCCGATCACCCTTTTTACGACCTCATGGACAACCCGACCCCAATGTTCCCCGAGCTGGATGAGTACGCTCTCAAATACATCACCGTGGTCTTGGTCGAGCTTCTGGGTGAGTGTTTTTGGATAAAGATCCGTGATGGCCGGAAGGTCGTCGAGCTTCTCCCCATGCCACCGGCGTGGTGTATCCTCACCCCAACCAGCGCCAACCCCCGATTCCTGTTTCAGCCCTTTGGAACTACTGCCGGTAAAACGCTGCAAGTAGCACCAGAAGATGTGGTCTGGTTTAAGCAACCCGACATCACCGACCCCTACGGAAGAGGCCGGGGAAGGACTGAAGCAGTCGGCGGAGAGCTGGACTCCGACGAGATGGCCGAAAAGTGGCAAAAGAACTATTTCTACAACGACGCTACCCCGCCATTCTGGGCCAACTTGCCCGGCGTACAGACCAGCGACCTTGAGCGGATGCGAGACTCTTGGAGCCAGCGCCTTGGCGGTTGGCTCAATGCCCGCAAACCAGCTTTTACCAATTCCGAAAACCTCCAGATCACCAAGCTAGCCGATTCAATGCGGGAGATGGACTTCGTTCAATCCCGCAAATGGATGCGCGACGTATTCCTGCAGCACTACGCCATACCGCCGGAAATGTTCGGCATCCTTGAGTCTAGCAACCGATCGACCATCGACTCGGCCTATTACCTTTTTAGCAAGAACGTCGTTTCTAAACGCCTTGGCTTTTACGAGCGAGCAATAAATCGGCAGCTTGTTTCGGTCGACTTTGACAACCGGCTTGTGGTCAAGTTTAAGTTTCAGATCCCAGAAGATGAGCAGTTTACTTTGACCAAGGTTAATGAGGGCCTGGCTCGCGGCGCTCTCACCCGAGCCGACTGGAAAAAGGCTATGGGTTACCCTGTTGAGGCCGGTGATGAAGTCTACCTTATTCCCTATTCTTTGGCCGAAGTTCCCAAGGGAGGCGTAAAGCCAGCACCCGAACAGCCATCGGTAGTTCCGGCCCCCGCAGAATCAGAAGAAACTGTCGAGCCTTTTGTCGAGGTCGCAGATGCAGATCAACCGGCACCGGCTCCCGCCAAGTCGGCCACCATCGGAACCCCGCGCAAGCTTGAACACTGGAAGGCTGCGGACTCAAAAGCCACCCAAGGTGAAGGAATGTTCCGATCAAGGATAAGAACCTACTCGGCCACCCAGCAGGCCAGACTCAACAAGGAACTGACCAAGAACCCAGAAGCCTACCAGAAAGCACTTGATACCGCGTTCTCTGGTGCCGATGAGGCTTTGCTTCACGCTCTGGCCCCGGCTTGGCTGGCCTCAATGACCGATGGCGCCGAGCTTGGAAGAAACGTACTGTCTAAAAAGGTGGCACCGTCCTTTACTCTTTACAACAAAGAGTTCGACGCTTGGGTCAAACTTCACGGCCTTAAAAAGGCCAAAGAGATCAACGAGACCACATATAACAATTTGCGAACCAAAATGGCCGAGCAAGTTGCCCTTGGAATTGGTGCAGGTGAAGGTGTCGGGGTTGGAATCAGCGGGCAACAGATCGCACCGCTATCTCAGCGGATGCTTGACGTTACCGCTGGAGTTTACGAGGACATGAGCGGTTACCGCGCCACCATGATTGCCAGAACCGAAACCATGACAAGCGTTAACTTTGGGCAACAGGTTGTCTATGAGTCTGAAGGCGTGAAGCAAAAAGAATGGACGGCCACGCAAGATGAGCGCACCCGGCAAGATCACCTTGACGCTGACGCTCAGGTAGTTGCCATCGATGAAGCATTTACCGTCGGAGGCCAGCAGCTTGAATACCCTGGCGACCCCAGAGGCGACGCTGGCAACGTGATAAATTGCCGTTGCACCATCTTGCCGGTTATTGACGGTTAAGCAAAAAAAGAGGCATTATGCAAACCATGAACGCGACCAAAAACTTTTCTGTTACTTCCAAAGATTCCTCAACCAACTCGCGTATCATTCGCTTTGTCGGTTCCGACGAGTCGGTCGACCGCGACGGCGACACTATCGCAGTCGACGGCTGGGACTTGGCAGCCTACACCAAAAACCCTGTCGTTCTCTACGGCCACGACCAGCGAGACCTTCCCATCGGTCGTTCTGTGGTCACCATTGACCGGCGAGCAAAGCAGCTTCTTTTTGACGTAAAGTTTCCCACCATTGCCGAGCTTTCAAGCGACCCAGATCACCCTTCGGAACACGCTCTAAAGGTCGACGCTATCTACAACCTCGCCAAGGCCGGTATACTCAATACGGTTTCGGTTGGCTTTCGTGGCATCGACTACGAGACCACCTCGACCGGATACGCTTTCAAGAAACAAGAACTAATGGAAGTCTCGCTGGTTCCTGTGCCTGCCAACCCCAACGCCATTGCCATCCTCCGTGCCGCCAGTTTCGGCGACGCAATCATTAAAGGAGTCACTACCATGACCGAAAAACTTACCGAAAAAGGCAATCGCCGACTGTCTATGGAATCGAAAGCCATGTTGGATATGCTACATTCTGACATGATGAAGGCCTGCACAACGCTGCGCGGTTTCATCGATATGGGAGAACCCGACACTTACATGGCCGACGGTATGGGAAATATGCCGGCCGACGACAAGACCGGAAACCCGGTTGTCGGCCAAGAGATCGGCTCGAACGTAAACGAGCAGCAACCAGCAAAGGATTTTATCGAGATCGTGGAGAAGAACTCCTAGATCGTCCTACAAAAAAAAGGAGGCACACAATGGGTGCTTTGACTATGGACGAGCTTGACGCAAAAATTGATAGCAAGCTCAACGAGAAGAAGTCGGCTTTGAGGGCCGAGTTTCAAGAAGTTTTTGACGCCTCGCACGCCGAAGCGGTACACAAAGGTTACAAGGAAGAGCCAGCGGTCATCAAGCTCGGCAAACTGATCAACCTGTTTGGTCAGTCTGGCGGTTCGGTCGACAAGATGGCTTTCCTGAGCAAGAAGATGTACGGCGACGACAAAGAAATCGGCGGGTACGTTTCCAAGGCTCTTGAGGCCGGTGTTCCTTCCTCGGGTGGCTTTGGCATTCCCCAGGTTCTTTCGGCTCGCGTGATCGAGGCTCTTTACGCTCAGACTATCCTCGACAAAGCTGCCGTTACCCGCCTGCCGATGCCCAACGGAAACCTCCGCTTGGCTCGTATGGATACGACCTCCACTGTCGGTTGGGTTGGCGAGCTTCCCGCTGCCAGCACCACTCAGCCCGTTTATGGAGACGTAAACCTGTCTGCCAAGAAACTGTTTGCCATCAGCGAAATCAGCAACTCGTTGATTCGCTACAACTCGGTTGGAATCGAAGGCTGGCTGGCCCGCGACCTCCAGAAGAAGTTTCGCTTGGCTCTCGACTACGCTGCGTTCTACGGTCCCGGCACCCAGTACTCACCCAACGGCCTGACCAACCTCGGCGTCCAGACCATTGGATCTTCCTCGACCGTTCTCGACCAGTTCGCTCCCCGCAACATGATTGCGCTCCTAAAGGCTGCCAACGTCCCCATGACCAACCCTCATTGGGCCATGTCGCCCCAGATGGAATCGTGGCTCATGAACTTGAAGACCACCACCGGCGCTTGGATCTTCTTGCAGGAAATGAGCGAGCGCGGAACCCTGGCTGGCTACCCTTACCATGTATCGACTCAAATCAGCTACACCGACACGACCGTCGACTACGGCGACCTGTGGCTCGGAGACTTTGATGAGTTTATGTGGGGAACCGGATTGGACATGGAACTTCGCATGAGCCAAGATGCGGCCTTTGTTTCTTCGGGAACGACCTATTCCAGCTTCCAGCGCGACTCGGCCCTTGTCCGCGTGGTCGGCGAGCATGACTTCAACGTGATGCACCCTGTCTCGTTCGTTCAGGGAACCTACTCGGTTTCCTAAGTTTCTAAAAGGTACGGCCCGGTGGAATAATCTGCCGGGCTATTAAAAGGAGAGTACCATGTCCATTCCCAACAATTTCCCCCAGCGCACCGCTGCTGCAGCCTTGATTGTTCCTGTGAGCAATGACGGAACTCTGGTCAACTCGGCGATCATTGACCGCCAATCCTACCAGTCAAGCAAAGTGGTCTTGAACTTTGCCAGCTCTGCCGGAACCCCGACCACCGCTGTTGCTTCGCTTAAGGTTTACTCAAACTCGGCGTCCAGCACCTCCAGCCCCACCCCGGTTCTTTTGGCTACCCTTGAAACTGCGTTGAATGTTAAGACCGCCGGACTGACCAGCTACGATGTGGATTTCTCCAATGCCAAGCGCTACGTTTATGTCGCCCTTGACATTGACTATACCGGAGGCACCAGCCCCACCAACATCGTAAGCTCTGAAATTATCCTTGGCGACAAGGTTTCTCAGCCTGCCAACTCTGGCACGGTTTACGGTCGGTAATTATGGCAGTTATTGACGGCCTGACCACGCTCACCTCGGTAAAGCTTGATCTTGGACTCACAGACTCGACTCACAACACTCTTTTGGAGCAGTTGATCAATGGTGTTTCCAATCAGATCCTAGCTTACCTTGACCGCGAGATTAAAAGGACTGTCCACACGACAGAACTTTATGCTGTCAATAACGCGCAAACGCTTCTTTTGAAAAACTACCCTGTCCAGACACTTTCTGAGTGCAAACTGGGCGGGGTAGTCCTCACCATCGGAACCGACGTGGTTCTTGAAGGCGAATCTGGCCGACTTTACCGCGCTCAAGGATGGATCGGAAACTACTACACTCGCGGAACTTTTCCAGATATCTTTTCTGGCGCTCGCGACATCAGCGTTACTTACACCTCCGGCTACTATTTGCCCGCAGACGGCAGTTATGTTGCTGGTGCAGCGACTTCGCTTCCTCTGGCGATCACTATGGCTGCCAACCGAGCGGTGTCTACCACCTTCCGCGTTCTTGACGCTCAGTCTCAAGGCCTCAAAAGTTTCACCGAAGGTGGCATCTCGCAGACCTGGGTCGACTCTTTCCCTGCTGGCTCAACTGGCTTTGATCCTGTCACCCTTGGGATGCTTTCTCTCTACAAGAGGCGGGAGGCTGTCGGATGACTCAAGCCTTTTCGGTTACCATTCAATCCCGCAGCGTTTCAGTAGATTCGGAAGGAATCCAAAACTTTACCTACTCAACGCTCAAAACCATCATGGCCGACGTTCAACCCGCCAAGTTAAGCACATCTGAGCTTCAGATATACGGCGTCAACGACCTTACGGCAAACGCTCGCCGAATGTATTACAACCCAGATTCCTCAATCGACATTTTGACCCGTCTGGTTATTGATTCCCACACCTACGAGGTGCGAGGAGTCAACTTCTGGCCCCGGCACTCAGAAGCTCTTCTCTTCCCGCTCCAAGGAGTCGGCGCATGAGTGACACTATCGGTTTTGACCGCGCAACCATAACCAAAGAAATTGAGGCACTCAAGGCCAAGTTTAGAAACCGCGCTTCGCATCTGAACACCAACGAAAAAAAAGCTCTCAACGACTGCGCTCTCAAGGTTGAACGGTACGTCAAGGAATCAATGACCAACACCCAGACCGACCCCGGCGTTTCCTACCAGCGCGGATCCAACTCTCACCATCCAAGCGTTCCCGGCAAGCCACCGGCGGTCGACACTGGACGGCTACGAGCAAGCATCACTCACCGCGTTGTTGACGAATCGCCAACCGCTGCTTACGTCGGAACCAACCTTGACTACGCTTACGACCTAGAGTTTGGAACCTCTAAGATGGCCCCGCGTCCATTTCTTCAACCGGCCATCGATGCAAACGAGGTCTGGATCAGAAACAAGATGTCGCAGTTTGCCCAAGGCAAAGCCGGGGACTCACCGTGAACATCAAGACCTGGATAACAACAAAACTTTTGGCTGATTCAACCTTTACCACGGCAATCGGTGGCACCAGTCATTTCTTCTATGGATACCCCAACTCTTTCTCAACTTTGCCAGTTGTGGCATACTCTGAGTCAGGACATAGCACAACAGGATATTTTGATGATGCCAGCACGGCGGTAGAATCTGCGCTGACTTTTGACATATACACAAACACCAGCACCAGCACGGTGTTCGATGCTCTGGCTTCTGTAATGGCTGCCAACTTGTTCAACTTGGATTTTTCGACAGACCTTTATGAGACTGATGCAAAAATGCACCACAAAACGGCTCGCTTTCGTCGAACCGTAAGATCAGAAGACTTGGTATAAGGAGGGCAAAAAATGCCTGCAACCAATCAACGGCCAAGGTTTGGCGCACGAGATCTCGTGTATGCCGTCCTTGACGAAACCACCGACATTGTTGGAGGAACACCGACTTACGGAAGCGTTAAGGCGCTTGCTGGTCTTGGTAAAATCGGCGTAAATCCGAACGACACTCAATCCACGCTTTACGGAGACGACCAGCTCCAGCACATCGCTGCAACAATCGGCAAAATCGAGGTTATGTTTGACCTCGCTGATATCCTGCCGTCAGCTTATGCCGAAGTTCTTGGTCACACCTACGCCGCCGGTCAAATCATTGAAAACGTCGCCGACCAGCCTCCGTATATCGCCGTTGGCTTCAAGCTAACCAGAACCGGCGCACCGACCTATGAGTACGTCTGGCTCTTCAAGGGAAAACTTGCCAAGCCTGAGTTCAGCGAAGAGACCAAGAAAGAGACGATTAATTTCCAAAGCCAGAGCTTCAAGGGAACTTTCCTCGCCCTGGCCTCAAGCGGAAATTGGCGCAACCGGCTTCGCACCGACGACACCTCGGCTCCCGCAGCGACGATTAGCGGATTCTTTAGCTCGGTTGTGCTGACCACCGGCGCCGACTTGACCGCTTTCACCTTGGTGAGCGGAACTGGATCGACGTCTGCCAAAACTGTCACTTTGACCTTTGCCAAGGCCTCGGCTACCAACGCTGCTAACGGCTCTGCTCAGAATATCCAAGTCATTAAGGATTCCGACAAGAGCATTCAGGTTCCGTTAAGCTACACACCTGGAAGCGCGGGAACCTCGCCCACCTTGGTATTGGCTTTCACATCTATCGCTGCCACTGCTTACACCGTCGTGGTCAACGCTGGACTTCAGGACACCAACGGCGTCAGCGTGACACCGAAGTCAATCGCAGTTACAGTTTCTTAATCTAAGCCGGGGAGAAATCCCCGGCATATTTCTAGGGGAGTTTAGGGGGGAAAAATGGGAAACATGGTTTTACGAATCGATGATGTCGAGCCAGATCGAGACACCATCGAGATTTCAGGCAAAAGTTATGAGCTACTTGGTTATGAGGATTTTGGACTGATCGACAATGCACGGCTACGGAAAAATGGCCAGTTGATTCTTGGTGACATGGGAAAACTTGACGAGCTTGATGAGGCTGGTTTAAGAACTTTTGAGGATCGAATCGAAAGCATGATTTGTCGAGTTCTTAATGGTCTTGAGCCGGAAGTCGCAAAGGCTTTGCCTTATAAGCACAAGGCGGCCATTCTTACTGCTTTTTGGCAGGCCGTCGTCAAGCGAAGCCAGGAAGCAGTGACGACGGCGGACAAGCAGTTGAGTCTGACTGGGGAGACGCCCTAGCACGGCTTCAACGGTTCTATGGTGGCAATCCAGCGCACTGGCTGGAGTTGCCGGTAAGATGGCTTTCGGTTTACTTGACCATGCTTCCTAGGCTCAGAGCAGAGGAATCGATGCGAAGGGTTACCGAGAACCAAGTCGCTGCTGGTGCTTTGGAAAAAGATTCTGCCGATGATATCTGGCAAGCATGGCGAGAATCTGCGTATCCTGAAGAAGAAGAAATTGACGTCGACCCGTTTTGGTTTTGAGGAGAAAGCATGACCGTTGAAGAAATCGCAGTAAAGATCACCGGCGACTCTACCTCACTTCAAAGCTCAATGAAGTCGGCTGAAGATTCCTTGAGCAAGTTCGGCATTTCTCTTGAGGTTATGACCAAAGTCGGCGCAGTGGCTGCGCTCAAAGCCATAGGTGGAGCTGCTTTAGAAGCAGCAGAAGCTTTTGCTGAAAGTGAAAAGCAGTCTCTCAGGTTAAACGCAGCCATTTCGGCCTCAGAAACCATTGGTTCAAGCGGTCGTCGTGCTTTGGATGACCTGGCTGCATCAACTGCCAAGCTTGCTGGAGTCGATGACGACGCGGTTACCGGAATGGAAGCCATGCTGGTTTCTACCGGAAGAACTACCGACGAAATTGACAAAATGATGACCGCAGCCCTTGGTCTTTCCAATGCAACCGGGGTAGACCTTAACACGGCCCTCATCCAGATCAACGGCACGTTTTCTGGAACCACAGGCCGACTCGACAAAATGACTCCCGCGCTTAAAGACCTAACCGAAGAACAACTTAAAAATGGCGGTGCGGTTGACGTTCTTCTTGCCAAGTATGGATCACTTGCCACGGCTCTTGGTAGCTCTTCATCTGCCAGCATGGCAAATTACAAGACTCAGCTCGGCAATGTTCAGGAGGCCCTTGGTTCGCTTGTGGAAGTAAACTTAAAACCTCTTCGTGATGGCTTGGCCTCGGTTTTTGAATGGTTTGTAAATAACAAGCCTGCAATCATTGCGGCCTTTATTGCGATTGAGGCCGCTGTCGTTGCTCTGGTTTCTTTGGTCAACCCAATCGCTGGCATCATAACCGGCTTAATTGCTCTTGGCTCAACCGTGGTAACACTTGGCAGTCAAATGGAAACGGCCACTACTAAAGCAACAGAAGCAGAAAAAAAGTATGCCAAGGCCGTTGACGATGTGACCGCAGGAATGTCTAGAGGTGAAAAGGCGGCCTTTGACCGCGCTCACGCCGGGGAAACTGCAGCCAAAAAGGCAGAAGCTCAAGCGATTATAGATGCCGACAAAGAAAAACAAAGACAAAAAGAAATTGGCGACGCTCGGGCGGCTGCCCAACAGACTTATGACAAATCAATCGCCATTACCGCCGAGAAAGCCAAGGCTGGATTTATAACTCAAGAAGAAGCGGCCAAAGCAAACTTTGATGCCAATAAGAAGCTTATCAATGACCTTTACAATCTTGGATATACAACCGATCAAAAAACTGGAGCTAATGGTTCTGCCAGATTGGCGCAGGCTTTAACAGATTACCAAACCCAAAGCGATGCTTTCAAAGCTTCCATTGATTTGGATGCTTTAAACAGAAGTCAAGATACTCTGCTTGAGTTGGCTGAAATTAAAACTATTTCTGACGCTAAAAAAACGGCAACAGATTTGGATGCTTTAAACAGAAGTCAAGATACTTTGCTTGAGTTGGCTGAAATTAAAACTATTTCTGACGCTAAAAAAACGGCAACAGATTTGGATGTTGTTAATTCACAAATGGATGAATTAATGGCTGATGCAGACAAAAAAAACAACGATCAAAAAATAGATCGTATTCGAATACTGAAAGATGCTTATTCGTCTTTGCTTTATGGGCCTTTCACTGATTTGGGAAATGCTATTGTCAAACAACAGGACATATGGGCAACCCTTGGAAAAGCAGCGCTTAAAGCAATATCGACAATTATCAAAGGTATTGGCGATCAATTAGCTGCAATGTCTGCGGCTAAACTTGCTGAGGCAATCGCTGACAGTTTTGATCCTTTCACCATGTGGGCAGCTCCAGGTCAATACATCGCCGCCGCTGGTTTAGCTTCAGGTGCTGCTGCAGCATATACTACTGCTGGAGCAATCGCAGCCTTTGCCGACGGAACCCCATCGGCTCCCGGCGGTTTGGCAATGGTTGGCGAGCGTGGCCCAGAGCTGGTCAATCTTCCCACCGGCTCCAAGGTATACAACAACCAGCAAACTACCTCAATGCTATCGCAGGCCAATAGTAGAACGTTTGTCTTCAACTCCCCAGCAGCACTTTCGCCGGTCGAGACCAGACGAGAGTTTGAGCGCATGAGCCGACGTCTGGCCTTTGAAGGTGTGGCATGAGAACCCTGGTCTACACCAATGCCAACGGTTTAAGCCTGACGCTATCAAGTCGCCCTTACATGATCACTAAAATTGACGGTCTTGGCTCCCCAGGTCTTGGCCTTCAGGAAAAGTTTGCACCATACCAAGACGGTAGCACTTTGATTGATCAGCTATACCAGCCCCGAGATTTAACGGTTGAGTTTGCACTGGCTGCGGTGCCGTCCAACTTGTCGGGCATCGCAACCGCCAGAAGAACCATAGTATCCGCGCTTAACCCGAAAACCGGAATCGGCCTTTTGACCTTTACAAACGATTATGGCACTTGGCAGATTCCGGCCATCCCGGCCTCATCGCCAATCTTTGCCAACCGCGTATCAACCGAGCCGTATCAGCAGGTTCAGGTCGTTTTTCATTGTCCCAACCCTTACTGGCAGTCCACCACGCAAAGCACCGCCAGCCTGTCTTATCTTGGATCAAGCCTAGAGTTCCCGGCTGCTGGACTTGATATGCTTGCCGGTGGCATTGAGATTAGTTCTCTTGGCACCCTCAATGGAAGCGTTACAAACCTAACCAACGGCGGCGACGTAGACTGTCCGATTACCTTGCGCTTCTACGGCCCGGCCACCAACCCCAAAGTCATCAACAACACAACCGGCTTTTATATCAGAATTGTTAAAGTCGTGGCCTCGGGAGATTATTTTGAGTTCAACACGACATTCGGACAAAAAACGGTCACAATGTCGATATCTGGTACATTAAGCAGCGGAATGCAGTATCTTGATCTCAACAGTACTTTTTTTCAGCTTCAACCTGGGGTAAACCAGCTTCAGTTTGTGGATGAAGGAAGCACGGCAGGATCAACGGCCACGATTGCTTACCGCACGCGGTATATAGGAGTTTAACAATGGCAGAAAGCAGTTTCTTTTTTACCTCAAGCGGTGGAGACCGGAAATATACGTCGGTCAACTTTGCCACTTTCTTTTATGAGCTGACCCAGCGCGGTGAAGGCGTAATCAAAAGCATAGACAATGAACTTCAGGTTACCAACCCCGGCACGCTCTCGGTCAATATCAACACCGGCACCTCGGTCAAACGCGGTTATTTGTACAACAATTCAACCAGCCTAAACAAAGCTCTTGATGCCGTAACTTCTGGAAGCCAGCGCATCGACCGAATCGTAACCCGCGTTGATTTGACTGCTCGCACCATGTTGGTTGTAATCATCAAAGGCACCGAGTCTGCCAGCCCATCGGCTCCCTCTATTGATGGAACAACTGACGTTCTTCTGGCCAAGATTCTTGTCAACAATACCTCTGGCACCCCGGTTTATACCGTCACCGATGAGCGAGTATATCGCACGGCCATAGCAAGCATTGGTGGCATGACGGCTGCAGATGCTCTTTCGGGAGTCACTCCAAGCACCGTTGGAAAGTCAATGCTTTCGGCAGCCGACCAAGCAGCCCAACAAGCCTTGGTCACCGCTGGAGCGGTGGGAATCGCTGCGTTAAATGCGACATCTCTTTCTACCGTCACCGGATTTAAAGCTGCCGACACCGCAAACGTAGCCGGAACCACCCCAGGAGCGCGAGGCTTGACGGCTTTGTCGCAGGTAACAACGCTTGATTCTGATACAGTCGGAACTCTGGCCGCGACAACTCTTGCCCCCATTGGATCAATAAGTCTTTTTGGTGGGCCAACTTCACCCCCAACCGGCTGGCTTTCTTGTGACGGTTCATCACTATCAAGATCAACTTACGCAAGTTTATTTGGTGTTTTGGTAAAATCTATTGGAACCTTTACCGTAACTCTAGCAACACCTGGGGTATTTACACTTACTGCCCACGGACTTACTAGCGGTGATGGCGTTTATTTCACAACTACTGGTTCATTACCGACTGGATTATCATCAAATACCATCTATTTTGTCACGGTGGTAACGGTTGATACTTTTAAAGTATCAACAACATATGCAAATTATGTTGCTGGCACGTTTGTAAATACATCTGTAAGTCAATCCGGGACACACACGTCATTTCGCTCTCCTTGGGGAGTTCCTGCTGGCGGGACAACAAACTTCTATCTTCCTGACCTTCGACTTACCGCACAAGGAATACCTAATGCAACGGCGGCTGTGGGGGGATGGACGGGCTATACACCCAACTTTACGGGTTACACTCCCGGTACTGGAGCGGCCACTGGGGCCAAGTACAGGAGAGTTGGAAACAATATCCAAATCAAAGCATATCTTAGTCTTGGGACTGGTGGGTCGATGGGGACATTACTCCTTGACTTGCCAAATGGGTTGACCATAGACAATGCAAGTTTAGAGAGAACATCAGGATTTGCTAGGGTCGGAATTTGCTCTGCCTATGATGCAAGTGCGGGCCTTCAGTACATGGGCTTTACGCAACAGAGTTCTTCGACCAGTACCTTTGGGTTTATATTTCATGGCACTCCCGGTATATCAGCATCGGTTCCAATGACTTGGACTATTTCTGACGAGTTTTATTGTGAGTTCTCCGTCCCCATCGCCCAGTGGACGACCAACAACAACCTTGTGACTTACATTATTA